ACGCCAGCAGCACTTTGCCAGGGTGATCAAAAGTTTCTTGCATGTTTATCCTTTGGGTTTTCGGAATTGGGTGGTGGTGCAAGCAAGCCCACTGCCTGCACCACCATCACAGATTTGACTAGCTCAATATTTGCTTGAAGCCAGTGCCCTGCAAAATAACGCTGCCCTGCACATAGCGCCCAGCTGTAAAGGCTGAGTAGCCATATACAACCATGGTCACGTTGAGAGAAGAAGCAGCAACCTCGTTAAGGGTCAGACCCACCGGAGCAGAGGCGTCTTCCATAAGCAACACATCCTGTCGCCTCGTGATGATTACGCGATCCTCATCAGTGCTTGCACCAAGGACGATTGGCACACCAGCGTCAGTGACCACTGGGATTCCAGCGATACTGCCCACAGGAGCATAGCCACCTGCAACACCAGCACCAACAGCATTGAACGAGTTGTAACCCTCAATGGCCACGAGTGGGCGCAGCGAAGAATCAGACTGGGCGCATAGCCAAGCCCAACGCCGTGGGTGCATGACGATGAGGTCAGCTGCTGCGTATCGTGCAGCGTTGATCTTGCCAATGCCATTGTGGATTGCTGCCACGAAACTACTCCCAGTAGTTCCGGTCCAGGATGCGGTGGCAACGCTCGTGGTGTTCAAAATTCCGAAGTGCCCACCAGCTGTTCCATCACCACTGATGGAGCTGATGTTGACCTTGGTTGCGTACTGCTGATACAGGTCAGCAAGAAGGATTGCACCAATGCCAGTTCCACGATCAATCGACTGACGGGAAACAATCTGCTGGCCAGCAAACGTGCGCACTGGGACAGTCAGATCAGATTCCGTGAAGGTCTGATTTTCTATTGAAACACCCTGTGTCGTCTGGGCGCTGATGCCCGTGCTCGTGCTTCCACGCGGAATGGTGATTGTCATGCCCTGCTCCGGCAACGGCACCTTGGTGATTGCTTCAAGGAAAGGCCGACCAGATGCAAGCGTTGGTGCAAACTGCTCAGTCAAGTACTGGGGGACTACCAAGCCACCAAAGTTGCCGGTCGTGCTGCGGTACTCACTAAGACTTTCATCACGGCTGCGTGCAAGACGATCAGCAGCAGCAGCGTCATTGTTGAACCTGGCTGCAACAGCATCCGCAAGGAAATTGTGCTCACCATCTTGACGGTAGGTCTTTTCCTCTGAAACAACTTTGATATTCATTGGGATCACTTCTTTTCTGGCTTCTGCAGCCTTCTCGGATCGGGATGCAAGATCAACAAGATCAGATTCACGCGCCTGAAGGGCTGTGATCTTGTCATCAATCTCGCGAAGTTCTGCGCGTGCGGCGTCGAACTTTTCGGTTTCTTCTGCGTTCATCTCTGAACGGCCTTCTTCTTCAATTGCTGAAAGTACTTTTTCAACTGCTTCTTGTGAAACTTCACGCTCATCAAGTGCCGCTGAAATCAAACTGCGGATCTGGTCCAACATATGTGGAACCTTTCTTGTTTAGGAATATGGATCAGCTGGTGATTCCAAGTGCAACGCATGTGCCAGTGGCGGCATGTGTTGCGGCTTGTTATCGGCGGGCTGTTATTGCTTCAAGCTGGCGTTTTGCCATCTCAACTGAACGGCCTGTGGCCTGCTCAGAACCTTGTGCATCATTGCGAAGCTTGGCCACCGTTGCTGCGCTGGCAGGGTAGGTGACGACCGATACGTCATAGAGCTTCACTTCATGGATGGTGCGCACGTTGTACTGCTGGTCCCACGAGTCACGCAGCACCTTGAAAGCAAAACTCATTTGGTCCATGTCACCACGTTCCATGGCTGAACGCAGTGAAGCTGCCATTGGGTTTGTGGGATCAAGTTGTGCTGAGACTCTTAGGCCGATGTCATCAGACTGAAGGGTCATGGTTCCAGACTTGGTGCGTGCCAGTGGGATGCCATCGTGGTTGACCAGCAGTCTCACATCTGCTTCTCCAGCACTCTTTGCTGCAGCACCACTGGCAATGATTTCAGTGAACCCACCTTGTGATGGTCCACCGCCCAGATCGTATGCGTAGTTGTAGACCGTTGCATAGCCTTCCAATGTTGCCCCACCATCTGGTGTTGCACGCACTTCCAGCTTTGCCAGCTTGCGCACTTCACGCTCAGGGACATCAACACCAGCAGCACTGCGTGTGTAACCCTCAACCATCGGCTGAGACTCAACCACAGGTTCAGGGTCAACCTCAACCACAGGTTCAGGGTCAACCTCAACAACAGGTTCACCCTCAAGCAGGCCAGCAGGGATCACCCACAACTTGCACAAGCCAGCTGCAGCAATCTCACCTGCAACAACCTCACACATGCCATCCATGAAGAACACACAGCTGCCACAAGCAATGCCATCACTGGCCTGCTCAGACTCAGCCTGATAGCCACAGCCATCAGCGCCAGCAGTCTGGTCATACTGCCCAAACTTCTCAACAACAGCTTCAGTATTTTCATACTGTGCAAGCTGCCGCTCATTCAATGGATACATATCTAGGTCAATCATTCTCAAACTCCTGTCAGCTTCAAGAGCTGCGATCTGTGCTAAGCGTGCATCAGCCCAGCTCTGTCCAGCGTCACCACCCCACAACGCCCACGCAATCCTTCCAGCAGAAGGGTAACCATCCTCACCAACTTCAAAACCTTGCCCTTGTTTGTCAACCTCGTGGCGTGCAAAGAATGACGCCATACGCTGCACAGTCTCAGGAGACAACCTGACCTTGTTTGAAATGTCACGAGCACGAGCAACACCAACAGCAGTGCCACCACGATTGAACTCGTCACGCCAAGCCAACCCACGTTCAGCTTCTTCAACCATTGCATCAGTGGGCACTAGGTCAATGTCATCAATGCCTGCCATCAGCGTGCAGGTTCTGCTGGCAGTGGACCAACCAAACCTGCACCAGCTTGATTGGCAATGCTGCGTGCTTCATCAGCACTCACCACAACACCCACACCCAGATAGACCTTCTGGACTATCTCAGCAATCTGCCTAGCATTGGCAACAGAATCTTCTTCCAAAGCAACAGCAGACAGTGGCTGTAGATCCTCATATGCTCGTGCTTCATCAACCGTGAGGAAACCAGAACTGATACCAACAGCATGTGCTGCATAGCGTGTGCTTAAGTCTGAACGCAGCAGGCCATCAACATTGAACTTGACCCGCTCATTGGCTGGAACCAGCGTTGAAAGTGCTTCTTCAATAGGAATCAAATATGGCATCAAACCAAATGACAGCCAGTCTGCTGCGCGTTGTTCCCTGTTTGCATAGGTCACTGAACTGCCACTAGCAGCTGCACCAATCAGTTCAGGTGGTATGCCATAGATGCGTGCGATCTGTTCAACAGTGAACCGCTGCGAGTCAAGGAACTGTGATTCATCTGGCGAGATTTGGACCCGCTCATACTTCAAACCTGAACCCATAATGGCTGGTTCACGGTTCCCTTGTGTTGCGTTATTGAAAGCACCCTTGATGCCTTGTGCTTGTTCTGGTGTCAGCTCACTGTCTGAGTAGATGATTGCATTCGGGTTGCCACCGCTGTTGAAGAACTGGGCACCAAACTGCTCTGCCGAAATCCCTGCACCAATAGCCTGCTTGCTTGCACTTATTGGGCTTTGTCCCATAGGCATACCAGGCATGACAAAGAAAGGCACATGCCACAGTGGGCCATTAGGCCACCTGCTGATCTTCTTCTCATTGATCTGCGTTGTCCACTCACCATCAACATGACGCCATTGCACAGTGTTGGGGTCCAAGATTTCAACAGTGACTGGGAAACCATTGGCACCAGTTTCAGTCACCAAACCATAAGCATTGCCATCCAACAGCAGCGAACTCCACACCTGATACAACCATGTGGTGACTGCCACGTTGGGTGCAGGTGCCCTGAACAGGGAGCTTGCTGGTAGTTGTGTGCGCCCACCTGGTCCATCCCTGTATTGGTCAAGTGGCAGAGTCGAACCAACGCCAGCCAACAACCTCACACAAGCCCACACAGCAGCCAAACGCATCGCAGAATTGGCATCAATTATTGGTGCCCCAGACTTCATACGCATCTGGTTCACTGCAGCAAGAATGGAATCAGGTGTGATTGCACGCTGCTCACGCTTAAAGAAACCCATCAAGCACCATCAATCATAAAACCCACAATGAACATGCACACACCAGCTGTGCCAAGGGCAAGCACTGGTGAAACCAGAAACACTGCAGCACACACAGCCATAATCCCAGCAATCTCCAGAACAGTGGCAAGAGTATCTTTGAACATTGGCACCGCCCTTTCTTTCTAGTAAGCAAACACCTGTGGCACTGAAACAGCTGCAACAGGCAACAGGGCACGAGCAATGGTGACAGCAACCAGTGGTGAAATTGGGACCACAGAGGATCGCAGATCCCACACCCACGCGTCACCCAGCTGGCGTTCAGCAGCATCACCAGCAGCAACATCCAATGGGCCCTGGTTGTCTGGCCTAGACAGCCTGCCTTCAATCACATCAGAGAAGAACCCACCACACGCTTGTTTGTAATCAGGCATGTTCACCTGGTGCAACAAGTCTGCGCTGATCCCTGCATCTCTGAACGCTGCAAGCACTGGCCCAACAGCAGCGCCAGCAGGCCCAGCACCATTGCACCCAACAGCAGTTGGTTTCCAACGCTCCACCAAATCCACAAGACGAGCAGGCAACCAGCCTGTACCTTCACGATGTTCAATCACTTCAACGTACGGTGCACCAATGGAGCCAGCAGCAATAGCAATTGACGCGTACTGGTTGCCAAACGTGACATCAAAACTGATTGTGATTTCACCCTCACCCAACTCTGGTGGTGTGCTCGTCAGGGTCTGTGCCCATTTGAAATCTGGGATCTTCACATCTTTGAAACGCAAACTGTCAGGCTCAGAATCCCACACACCCAACCGCTCACGAGCAAACTTGTCATCACCCATTGCATCATGTTCAGCTTCCACAAAGTCATGTCTGATGCGTGTGCCATAAGCAGGGTTTGCTAACGCAACCAGGTTGCGGTCATTCACATCAATCCGCTCACTGATGCAGTTGCCCAGATCATCCAAAGTCACCTGCTCAGCAGTGTGCTCCATGTAGGCAAGGCGCCCAGCGTCACCACCAAGGGCACGCCT